CGTACATTTTTGGGTGTCCTATATATGGGTGTCCAAATTTTCCCACAGCCATCGAAATAAATTAATGTCACCCCAAGGTTGACGGTTAGAACGATTTGCGAGAGAATCTCCCCATCGTTAAGTAAGGGACAACGAGATGACGCCAGCAGGATATTCAGCGGCTCAAGACCGCAACGATTGCGTAGTACGCGCCTTGGCGAACGCGAGCGGCATGGCCTACACAGATGCGTTTGATATTTGTGCAGCGGCAGGCAGGAAGTCTGGGCGCGGCATGAAACAGAAAGTTTGGTTACCTCTTTTTGAGCGGCACGTTGGTGTCGAAAAAAGCGGGTATTTGAGCGGCTTTGGCACGATCAAATCGTTGTCTAAAAAGTTGACTGAGCGCGGCGGCACCTACGTCGTGTTGGTAAAAGGGCACCTGGCGGTGTTCAGAGACGGGCAGTGGATCGATTGGCTCGACAGCAATCGTATGCACCGCGTTAAAGCAGTTTGGAAAGTCGCGTAAGCGGCCAGGGGACAAAGATATGACAACACTAGACCAAATAGATTACGAGCAAAGCTACGACTTTAACCCGTATGCGCCTGCGATGCCGAAGGCTGACGAACTGATGTCGAGCAAAGAAATTGAGAAATTTGCAAAAACCATCAAAGGGTACAAGTGGCTAGATACGGACGAAAAAGTGTCCTCTTACCTGGCAGATTCAGTCATCGAGATGGACATTAACCAAGCAATGGCGCGGCAAATGCTAGTGGCGCTAAACATAGAGGCTTGTGATTGGTTCAAGCACGTTGTGGGTGACGACAAATCGGGGGCCGCGTAAGCGGCGGGGGGCGATATGACTAAAAGTTACTTCGCAAGCCTAGAGGCCGACGTTCGCGAATCTTTGAAAGGCGAAGAGGTGCTACGCGACTTGGTGAGAGAAATGGCACAAAACATCCTGAGTAAGCACACCCATTTAAAATCGAGAACAGTCGGCAATATGCAATTCCCCACTCATGGTGTAGTCGTGGAATTTTCCGATGTTTTGGTGGATGGCGTAGTTGCCATCATCATGGATGAACTTAGGAAGGGCGCAAAATGACCGACCGATTCTACCTCGCAACGCAGGCGCTGAAGCGCCTGCCTGCCATTTACGGCAACAAGGGCGAGGCCGCCAAGTCTGGCGTCGTCACGCCCGATAAGGTGGCGACCATCTCCAGGCTACTGGACGCCAACGTGGCCAAGGCCGAGATCGCCGACCAGGTGGGGCTGCACGCCAGCACGATATACAACCTGGCGCGCAAGCATAAGCGCGGCAATTTATAGCTGCGGTAAAACCCTCTACCCCTTTTACCGCATACACCACTGGTATAATGCGGCATGGCTGAAAACCCATATATAGCGTTTGTTAAGCGCTTTCGTAACGACCCCGTCGCATTTGTTGAGGGCGTCTTTAACGTAACCCCTGACCCCTGGCAGCAAGATTTCCTAAAAGCCATCGCCTCCGGCGAGCGCAAGCTGAGCGTCCGCTCTGGCCACGGCGTTGGCAAATCAACGGCAGCCTCCTGGGCGATGCTCTGGTTTTTGCTTACGAGATTTCCAGTCAAAATTGTAGTTACGGCACCGACCAGCGCCCAGCTGTTCGACGCCCTGTTTGCCGAGGTTAAGCGCTGGATTAACGAGTCGCCCGAGGCCGTTAAGCAGCTGCTTGAAGTAAAAAGCGACCGCGTAAGCCTAAAGGCCGCCCCCAGCGAGGCCTTTATCTCATGCCGAACCAGCCGCGCCGAGACGCCAGAGGCGCTGCAGGGCGTTCACGCCGATAACGTGATGCTCATCTGCGACGAGGCATCAGGCATACCGGAGGCCGTGTTTGAGGCCGCCGCAGGCTCGATGTCTGGCGAAAACGCCGCCACGCTATTGCTTGGCAATCCAACCAGGGGCAGCGGATTCTTTTTCGACACGCACCACCGGCTCTCTGGCGAGTGGTGGACGCGCCGCGTCAACTGCGAAGACTCGCCCCGCGTATCGGACGAGTACGTCAAGGAGATGGCGCTGCGCTTTGGGGAGCAGTCCAACGCCTACCGCGTCCGCGTCATGGGGGAATTTCCGCTCCGAGACGACGACACCGCCATACCTCTGGAATTGGTGGAGTCGGCGCAAAGCCGCGACGTTGTGGTTAACGAGGACGAGCCGATCATCTGGGGCCTGGACGTTGCCCGCTTTGGCTCCGCAAAGAGCGCCCTGGCGAAGCGCCAGGGGCGCGAGCTTAAAGGCATGCAAACCTGGCAGGGGCTGGATCTGATGCAGCTGACGGGTGCCGTTGTCGCCGAGTATGAGGGGGCAGGGCCGCGCCAGCGGCCGGTGCAGATATTTGTAGACTCTATTGGCGTCGGTGGCGGGGTGTGCGACCGGCTGCGCGAGCTAGGGCTGCCGGCAGTTGGGATCAACACCGGCGAAGCGCCCAGCACCAAGGGAACCTACAGCAACCTGCGGGCAGAGCTTTGGTTTAAGGTGAAAGCCTGGCTAGAGGCCCGCGACTGCAAGATCCCGAAAGACGACAACCTGGTGGCCGAGTTGGTGTCGCCAAAATACAAATTCACATCGAGCGGCAAGCTGCAGATCGAGTCCAAGGATCAGATGCGTAAGCGCGGCCTTGCAAGCCCTGACCTGGCCGATGCGCTGGTGCTCACGTTCGCCGGCCCCGCATCAATAATGGCAGGGCACAGCAGCGCCGCGTATAACTGGAACGCTCCGCTGCGGAGGAACTTAGCCGTTACCTGATAAAATATCTTTTGAAAAACCAGAAGATATTGGGGTGCGCGTGGCTAAAACCGAATCACATACCTACCAACGCGGCCCAAGCGGGCTGAAAGACGCCGCCAGCGACATCGCTAAGATGATGGAGCGCAGCGCCAAGCCTAAGAAAAAAGCCGGTAAGAAGAAGTAGCCTTGGGCATCCTTGAGCAGCTTGCCGAGCTAAAAATGGCCGAGGCGCGTGCCATGCACGACGCCGCGCAGTCTGCGAAGCCCACGCCGGCACAAGCCGCTTATATGGCCGCCAGCATGGCCCCTGGGTTTGCGTCGGCAGACGCAGCCGGACAGGCGGGCCGTATGCCTGGCCCAAACGAATCCCTGCAGCAAGGCCTGTTAGCGCCTGGGGTTTCGATCAAGGAGAACTTTCAGCGAGGGAATTACCTAGACACCGGCCTGCAAGGGCTTGGCCTTTTAGGCGACGCCGCATACGCAGTCCCGTTGGCCGGCCCCGCAATCGCCGGCGCATTGAAAGCCCCCAGGGCTGTCAAGGCTGTGGCAGATGCGGCAGATGCGATATACGCCGGCAAGCCCTTAGAAAAATTCGACCTGTCGAAGACGCCTGACGTACCTCAATCGGCGCTCGACAGGTATGACCCTCCCAGGGGGATGCCGAAAAACCTAGAGCCGATGCTCAACAAAAAAACAGCCAACAGGCTTGCAGAGGCGGCTAAAAAGGGCGAGCAAGTAGGCGGGCGGGATTGGTATAACTTGGAGCCGTTGCGCCAGGCCTACATCGACGAGCTTGGGGAGGAGCTAGGCAATAAGACGTTCCGCGCTTATGTAGACAAAATAGCTGCAACAAGCCCGCGCTCTACCGTCGCCGCCAACATACGCAGGTCTAGTTACCTGCAGCAGCTTGACCAGCAAGGGAAGCCGTTTGCTGGATTGCTAAACCCAGACCTACCACCTGGATACGGCCACCTGGCACACAAAACCCAAGACCATCTCCTGCAAGACCTTCAATCGATGGGCCGATTCGATGCCCTAAACAGACCTAAAACGTCGAGCTTCGCGGAAAATCTAAAAGGTAACCAGACGCCGATGACGATTGATACCCATAACTTTGCGGCCGTTAAAGGCGACCCTAAAAACAAGGTAAGCCCACAAAAGACGCAGTACAGGTATTTAGAGGAGTTCCAATCAGAAATCGCGGACAAGCTAAATATGACCCCCGCTCAGTTCCAGGCGTCTGTCTGGATGGGTGCCGATACCGGCGTCGCCGACTCGCGGCCTTTTATGGAGGTCTTTGATGACGTGGTAGCTAGGACGGCTGAGCGGAACAAGGAATCTAAAAGGGAAGCGCTAACAAAATTTATCAAAGGTGAGGGCGCGCTTTACGGCCTGGCCGGTGTAATGGCAGGCACGCTTTACATGTCCCCCGAACTGCAGACACAACCAAAAGGCTTACTCTAATGGCCGAACCATACGAAATTGAGACAGAAGACGAGGAGTACATCGAGGTTGACCCCTCGATGGCAACCGAAGAGATCCAGGCCGCCGTACAGCAGGCCATCGAGGACGCGGTTGATTACATAGACAACACCATATCGCCAGTGCGCGCGACCGCCGCCGAGTATTACAACGGCGAGCCTCTTGGCAACGAGCAAGAGGGCCGCAGCACCGCGCAAACGATGGACGTTCGCGACACCGTGGCCGCCATGCTGCCAAGCCTGATGCGGATATTCTGCGGCTCTGACCACGTCGTTGAGTACGCACCTACTGGCCCAGAAGACGTTGAGATGGCAAAACAAGCCACCGACTACGTAAACTATATCCTTCAGCAAGACCAAGATTCGCCGTTCATTGAAATCATCTACGCGGCGATGAAGGACGCATTGGTAAAAGGACAGGGCTTCCTCAAATACTATTACGACGAGACCGAGACCCTTCGCAGCTACGACCTAGAGAACCTGGACGACCAGGCGCTCAACGCGCTGAACGCAGACCCCGACATCGAGATCGACATGCTGATGTCTGTCGTGGCCGACGAGTCGCCAGAGCCGCTGCACAAGGTGCGTGTTACCAAGCGTAACAAAATTGGCAAGGTCAAGGTGATGTCGGTGCCGCCAGAGGAGGTGCTGATCAACCGGCACGCCCGCAGCATGGACGACGCCGAGCTAGTGGCCCACAGGGCGTACCTGCCGATCAGCGACCTGGTCGAGATGGGCTACGACCGCGACGAGATGGAGGCCTTCGCCACCGACGAGGATGACTTCGACCTGTTTAACCAAGAGGCGCGCGAGCGGTTCTTTGACCAGCGAGATGTTGACTACCGAGATCCGTCACGCCGGCGGGTGCTGTACGTAGAAGCGTACGTCCACCTGGATGTAGATGGCGACGGGGTCAGCGAACTGCGCCGCGTATGCTGCGCCGGCCCTAATTACGAGATTCTCCGAAACGACCCAGCAGACCTGGTGCCGATTGCGTTATTCCAGCCAGACCCAGAGCCGCATACCGCCCTTGGCGGTCTCAGCATCGCCGACCTGACTATGGACATCCAGCGCATCAAGAGCGCCGTACTGCGCTCGTCTCTGGACAGCCTGGCGATGTCTACCCACCCGCGAGTCGGGATCGTTGAAGGCCAGGCGTCGCTAGAAGACGTGATGAACGTTGAAGCGGGTGGAGTCATCCGCATGCGTCAACCTGGCGCGGTTGTGCCGTTTAACTTGCCCTTTGTTGGCAAGGAGGCGTTTCCGATGCTGGCCTACATGGACGAGATGCG